AATTATTTTTGAAACCCTTATAAAATAAAGGAATTAGCTAGAAAATATTTTTCTTTTTTCTGTAGATGTACTCCTGATATTTACTAAATACCAGTTGACTGAGCTTATTGTAGCTGTTGCAGTCCTTACATTTTACCCAATGGTGCACGGTGCCTGCTCTGGTTACTACCTTCTTATTATATTGGTAGTTAGTTCCTCCACATTCTACACATTCATACCTATCACCTCCATGCTGTACTGCATAATTGTGCTGAGGTAATGTATATGCCTGGATCTTATTAAATACCTTCTCAAGAACCTGCACATCCATCTTGCAATATGCCACCATCTTATCCAGGGCATCCTGATCCTTTCTAAATACAATATCTTTCCAGAGATCTAGGCCTCCTGTTTCCATCTTAGCCCCTACCTGCAGGAATTTAGCAATGTAGTCGAGCTTATTGCTATTGAAATTAAAGTACTTTTTAGCCAATTTAAGAGTATCAATGGTTTTCGGATTTGGCATAACATCAATGCCGTGAATTAAGGCTCTTGTACGTATCCATTTGAGGTCAAATCTATCACCATTATGTGCTACTATCTCATCAGCCTGTGCTAGTAATTTGGTAAATTCCTTCAGCATGGCCTTATCACTCTGGTTCTTTGACCAGGTTAGGCTGTGAATCTCCTCCTCACCTTCCCACTTATAACAGATACAAATGATGGCCCTCTCATGGATAATATCCTGAGGATTTATATTTATATTGTACCCAGTTCTCCAGAATACCCCAACATTGAAAGACGTCTCAATGTCGTAAAAAAGTCGTTTTCTTATCATATTTTTCTCCATAGGGCCAGCCTATCTAGTAGGCCTCCCTGCAATAGGTATGGTATGATTAATCCCAGGATCAAACCCACAACAAAAGGCCACCATCTGGTGCGGTACTTTACCTCCTTAATTGCTGCGGCTGCTTTTGCCTGCTCTCTTATCACCTTTACCTCTGTATCACCTTTGATTTTCAATGTCTTTACCCTCTCACGATACTCTATCCTGGTCTGCCATCTGGTTTTAGGGATTTCTAGTACTTTGGTGTGTATTACCGTATCGCGATATGCGATAATTTTCTCCCATACGATGGTATCATTAACAATAACAGGGAAGCTGTCCACCTTCAGCACTTGGATAGTATCACTACCCTGCTCAATTTTAAGGCCGTTCTCAATTGCTTTTCTTAAATGGTATTGTACTTTCAGCTCTTTTGAACAGGAATATGCCGTAATGACAATAATAAATATAAATAATAACCTCATAGCTCTAGTAATGTATAAGAGAAGCAATTGCCATGTATCTTAGCTGCCTTTTTACAAATAAACATGAAGGTCTCGAAATCTTTTACCCTCTTGAATACCTGACATCCTTCGCTCCAGTTCTCTACCCATGTGCTGTCAGTACCTGCCTTGTGGATGTTTATGCCAAAGATACCCCTGTCGGTTTTCACCTCATCGAATTTTAGATCCTTGTTGCCATCCCTCCATACAGTAACCTCTCCTAGCCTCTGGCATAGTGCATCATATTTGCCCTGGTGTTTGTCTATTTTCCACGTTGCTCTGTATTGACCAGGTACTAATCTAGCTACCCCTTTTGCATTATGAAACTGCTGTACACCTTTTTTCCCTGGATCGGTAGTTGCATTCCAACAAAAGAAATTCCAGTTACCTAAGCTATCTTTATAAGTAATGGTAATATGATCATCGAAAACATTCGTAACCTTATCAGCTATGGAAGGGGCATTGTTGCGTATGCCTACAATGTTAACATCATAACCTTTATTTGCGGTATCTTCAAACCACTTATAACCTTTCTCCTTTACGGCTCGCTCGATTTGTTGTCTGGTGTACATATTTCGTCTGTATTATTCTTAATCTCCTTTACTCTATTGAATAGCCTCTTAGCACTATCCCATAAATCTAGCCCTCTGACTGCCTTGTAATTTTCATTAATACTGATTACCTCAATTGATACCAGGATCAATGCCACTATCTTAGTGAGGAGTAAATCTATAGAAAAAAACTTTATAATGATGCCATTAAGTATGAAATAGTCAATGAGATAGAATAGAATAACAGTTATCTCATATAGTGCTAACTTACTCGCAATGGCTGATAAGGCTCGGCTGCTGAATGGTATGTTATTTTTTTTGCTTTTCCAGATACCTGTAATGGTATCCAGGATAATTGCAAATCCTATTAAGAATAAAAGCCCCCATATAGGCATGAAAAATGTCATAATAGTACCTATTAGTGCTGCCCAATGGAGCTGGATTGATTGTAATAATATGCTGAGCTGTGCCCTCACAGGATCAATATGCTGTTATTGTATCCGTTTTCACGGAAGTTACCACATAACCCTGTGCAGGTTGTGGTCCATTCGTTAATGCAAGAGCAATTATTGAACATTGGCCTAAGATCGGTATCAGTATTGGCAGCCGATGTAAAGATAGGGAATAGTGCCTTGTTAGCTAGTAGCCATCTGATCAATCTCTGCTCAAAAAAACTAGCCTTTTGTGCATAATGCTCCATGCCGAAGGCTACCTCACTACGGGATACACTAGCTGAGTAATCACCATTTTGCGTTTGCAGGCCTTTATTCTTGAGCTGATACGTCAAACCGAAAACAGCATCCTCTGCTGATCTCCATGCAATGACAGGCTGAATAAATTCTACTAGATCAATCTCATCATTGGTTAAGGTTTGTGCATTGTAGGCCGCTAGTAGATGGTTATAAAATACAGTTCCCAGGATAGGCTGTATCCTTAATGCCGATTGAGTAGCTATGTATGGTGTTACATCTGTTACATCCACGTTAGCAGTTATCGGGGTATTGGTCTTTAAATAATTCTCGGTGATAAAATATAACATTATGCAATGGGTTGTTGTGATGCTGCCGCACCTTGTGTTACATCTCCTCCCTCTATTGGCGGTAAGGATGCCAGAGCTCGTATCTCGTTAATTGTCATGGTCTCAAGAACCTTAGTAGCTACCAATGGGCTAAGGCTATTGAGTGCATCATTGGTCTTACTCGTATCCTCCTCAAGTTCTACAATTGTCTCGTTAATTATTTGGAAGTTGTTAATTGTAAATTCAGCAGGTATCCTAGCAATAGAAATAAGCTCATTAAAGATTGTGGTAATCTGGTTGCGGAGCTCCATTACCACATTTTTCTCGAATATAATATAAGCCTGCTTAATATCGGAACCATTACCCAGGGCTCCTGCTGTACGAATACCCATCAGGATAGGGTCAATCGTATGAGCAAAACAAATCTGTTCCGTATTTAATTGAGATGCCTCTAGGAATAGCTTATCATTGTTGTTATTTGGAAGGGCCTCAATCTTAGGGAGCTGGTCCTGTGAATTGGCAAAGAATGCAACAGCTTTACCTGCATTAGCAGCACCCTTGAGCCTGTCAATGGTCTCTTTAATCATGTGCTTCTCCTCTTCTGACTGTGGTCGCTTTGGGAACATCATAGCAAATGATGGAAAAACGCTGTTTTGTATGTTACTTTTTGCAAAATACGACAAATCGCCAGATAGAAATGCAAAATTTAAAGCACTTGTATAGGTAGGGAGCGGATAGTAATCCTGCCCCATTGATTTTATCTCATAGCAATAGAGCTGATATTCATCATTGCAGGTGATGTGGTAGGGTTTAATCTCTCTAATATCAATGCGAGTGCTCCAGTCATCACAGATATAGTAGGTTTTGCGGTCTCTAGATACCCTTACTTTCTCAGGGCTGATGTTTTCGATCCTGGTTAGCTTACGTTTTTTGTCAAAACACAATTTAAAGTAGATACGATTGTGCAGTATTAGCTGTTTTGTCGTAGCTTTTACGATGTGCTTAAGATTGATTTTTTTCTCGAAGGTATATAGCTCCAGTTTTTCTTGAGCTGTCATTTTATCGGTATTCAATGCAAACCCTCCACCAATAACTGCATTTGTTTTGTAGTCAACTATGGCACCATGTAACGGGGAGCTGTAATACATCTGGTTAAGTAGTTCTGGATATAATCCATCAGTACCAAAACGTACCTCCTTATTTGTATCATACCTCCCAT